ATTCGTCTACTGGATTAGCACCACCCGACATATTCATATTTCCTTGACTCATCATTTTAAAAAATGGATTATTTTGTGTTAAATCATACTCTTTCTTCTTTTCGGCGTCTCCTAAAACTTCATACGCTTCGCTTATCTTTTGGAATTTCTCGGTAGATTCCTGACTATTTCCATTCTTATCAGGATGATATAACATCGATAATCTTCTATATGCCTTTTTGATCTCATCTGCACTTGCCGTTTCTGGAACATCTAATGTATTATAGAACGAATTTGACGAATTAGAAGAATTAATCATATATTATTATTATGCAAGATAAACTTAAATACTTATCAACGTATATATTTATATAAAATGAATACTCCTCTTTTTTTACATAAATATCAACCAACACATTTTAATGACTTTGAGACTGATAGTGAAATGCTTGAAATACTAAATGCTCTTATTAATATTAATAATTTAAATATTTTATTCATTGGAGATATTGGTTGCGGCAAAACAGCTTTTTTGAATGCGGTTATTCGAGAATATTATGATGCTAATGCTAATGCTAATGCTAACGCTGATACAACGTATGAAGACAATATTCTGCATATAAATAGCTTGAAAGAACAGGGCATTAATTATTACCGTAATGACGTGAAGACATTCTGTCAGACGTGTTCTTCTGTTAAAGGTAAAAAGAAAATTGTTGTTCTTGATGATATTGATCTAATTAATGAACAGAGTCAACAAGTATTTCGAAATTGTATCGATAAATATAGTCATAATGTTCATTTTATTTCTTCGTGTAGCAATTCTCAGAAGGTTATAGAGTCGCTACAATCTAGACTTATTATCATCAAAATTAAACCATTACAACGAGAAAATTTGTACACTATTATGCATAAAATTAAGACTTCTGAAAATATTATTATTGACAGTGATGCTGAACAATTTATACTAAATGTATGCAATAATACGGCTAAAATTTTGATAAATTATATGGAAAAATTTAAACTATTGAATCAACAAATCACTCTTGAATTAGCGACAAATGTTTGCACCAACATAAGCTTTCATATTTTTGATGAATATACGCTTTTGATTAAAAATGGACAATTAAATAAAGCAATCAGTATATTATACAATCTTTGTGATAAGGGATATTCTGTTATGGATATTTTAGATAATTATTTTCTTTTTGTTAAAATTACTGAATTATTAACAGAAAAACAAAAATATGATGTTATTCCTATTATTTGCAAGTATATCACTATTTTTCATAATATACACGAAGATGAGATTGAACTTGCATTATTTTCAAATAATATGCACTCTGCGTTACATATTTCGACACTTAGTTGTAATTAGAATTGAATAATTTGCATAAGTATCTTATAAATTATTAGACATTGATGTTTAATAATTTTATAGTGCTATTATAAATACAAATGAATTCACAAATATTTAAAAATAATGTACCAAACGATATTTTATTCAAAATACTAGAAGATATCGCAGTAAAAACTGATAAATATTACATTATTAATAATAATTCTTATAAAAAAGGCATTTTTAATGAAACTATACCCGCATTTTTAGAAGAATGCAGGTCATATTATCATATATCTAAACGTAAATATCTTGAACGCAAATCCACGTATAATTCTTTTATTACTGTTTTACGACAAATATGTAATTATAACAAAATTACATATACATCTCAAATTAAATATGACCGATCTAAATATGATATAATTTATAATGTATATTTTTAATTTTTGTTCAGGTTTGAATTATTTAAATATATCATATAAAAAAGGCGCTTCCTCTTCTCTAATATATTGGTAATTATTTCCTAATCCATCTGTTACTACTTTAGCATACCAATTTTTTTCAGGATTTGCCATTAATACTACCATACTCTCTTTATCCAATCTACACTGTGTGTATACCCATCCTTCAGGCAATAAAGTAGACACATATAAACTATCTTTTAATACTGACCCTAAATAATAAAAATTTGTAGTTGGATTTATTATATTTGCTGGATGTACATCAAAAAAATCAGGAGGAGGTGTTTCTGTAGTTGGTGTATTATTTGTCCATGTTTGCATCGCGTAAATTTTTTGTGTATTTGTATCTATTAATAAAAATAATACATTATTTGGTTCATAAACAAATGCAGACGTTCTATTTATAGTACTCTCTTTATATTTTATGCTAGATAATGATGATAGTGTAGTTGTTAAATTTAATGGTGAACTGATTCCGGTTTCATTTCCATTTATATCAATTAGAGGTATATATTTTATTTGAGGAAATAAGGGAGGAATTGCAACATTTTCTTTAAGTATATACGTTTGATTTACAAAATTAAATCTTTTATCATTCCTTATAATTTGACTTACTCCTGTTTCTAAAACATTCCAATTGTAGTCATCTGCATTGTAACTTTGAATACTATTAAATGTACTAATATAATCATAAAAAATTCCGGTAGATGCATCTTGATACAACAATTCCCAAAATGGCTTGTTTAGTGCATCTGACATAACATTATATTCGCTTGTAAGATACCCATTTGTAGATAACACATAATTTAAATTAGAATATTTATTTACATCAACAGGTTCTTCAGTAACACTTGTACTTGTATTTGTACTTGTATTTGTACTTGTATTTGATTGCAATCCTAAACATTGATATGGATTAGACGATCTATAACAAAAACCTTGAATACGTTTTATCTGACGCAAATTATGCATTTATAATATATTATTATATTATTATATTATTATATTAATATATTATTATCTAATAAAAATTAAACACATTTTTCAACATACGCATTGTTTTCCTAAATCTTTTCTTGTCTAGACTTACCATATCATACGTAGCTAGCTCGTAATTCTTATCCATATTTTGCTCCATAAAAGTATAATCTACTTTTTCTATATTGTACGGCACATTATTATAATTATACAAGGTATAACTAGCAGGAATATCCTTACCTACTACAAATTTTACAAATTGATACATATTAATTGATCTTGTAGCTCTAAAAAAATATGGCTCATATGTATGATCATTTTGTACAGTTACTTTTCCATAAACTACATATGTATTAGTCTCATAGTCGTGACAAATAAATAGTCTATTTACAACTGAATCATAATCGAACTCATCTCGCTCCTCTACGCATAATACTAAATAACTCTCGGTTTGTGACGTCATATTCTAGGTTATATTATTATATCAAATTGCATTTAAATTGTTTTTTTAATAATATTATAAATCAATTTAAACCTTCATTACATTATAATGTAATAATGTCAAACAATTATATAAATTCAGACAATTATATAAATTACGGAATGGTTATGCAAATCATTTCCGGAAATAATAATCAACCCCGTTTGATTAATCAAAACTATGCTGTTGGTAACAAAGTACTCGATTTTAATTCCAATAAAGAGCTCGAATTAACACGCGAATATGACGCATACGATCCACAATACATTGTAATCAATTTGTTTTCAAATGTAAACCAGGATGGACTGTTATCTGACGCTGAACTAACTAACAATGTTTGTCAGCTTTTTCATAGTGTGCGCTTGGTATTGCAAATATCGGAGCAAACTGTTCTGCAATTGCCATTTTCATTGTTGCACGGATTAAAACCTGCTAAAATATTTGACAATAAAATATATGTTTGTATTCCGTTTTTATCTTTATTTGATAAAATAAGTGTTCGATCCTTGTACAATTCTTCTGTCAAATTTATCGTAAAAAGTTCTCACGAAATTGCAAATTATACAGAGAGTTTTAGCCTTATGACAAAAGTATATATGCATAATAATGAAGAAAATCAACGTTTAATTATAAATGATAATTCTAAATTAATTACTCAAATTAGAACATTATATGTTGCGAACAGTCCATCTATTAGTAACAATAGTCGGTTTCAAATAAATACAAATGTTTTTAATGGGGTTACCAAGGGATTTCTAATACAATGCTGCATTCAAGCACTAACATCTATTAAATTTTATATTAACAATTTGTTGCGGTTTGAGTATAACCGCTTTCTAATCTTAACTGCTTGTGTTAAAATTTCAGATAATTTACTTTATATGCCTTTTAACAATTATACCAATTTTGAAGAAATTGGATTTCATACCTTTTCTGGTGCAATCAACTTATCTACACTTGAAAATTCTACGTTATGTCTTGATTTTTCTTGTGACCAGCAAAAAATAGTTATTCATAATGTATATTTAAATAATTTACGCTGTCAAAATGGTTTAGGTGGGTTACTAACAAATAATATTCCTGCTTTTATTGAAAGTAGCACTATAGATCATCCTATTATACCAATTGTTGGTACACCTCCTAACGCTGGAATGTTTGATATGTCTGGAAATTATATAGCGAACAATACTAACAATTCTACTAACAATTATAGTAATGCTGGAGCAACTGGACCTAATGCACCTGCAGTAGAATATCCAATTCCTGATGGAATGGTTTTACATTTAGTTATAAACTCGGATCGTTCAATGTGCAATATAAGTCACGAAGAAATCCTAAGCAGTCAACGTTATATGACTTGTTATAGCTGTAATAATAATTTTTTAGAAAATGCTCTTAAACAATGGCTAAGACATCGTACTGGGATTTTGAGAACTTGTCCTACTTGCAGAGAAGTTTGGACTAATTTTAATGTGTATATTAATTCATAATTAAATATATAAGCATATGATCCAAAAAAATGTGTAAAATATAAATTAAAATATAATATATTAGTTATATATATAATAGAAATGACTTCAGCATTTAAAGTCGCATATTTACTTGACAAGATAATGTTAGATGATGAAACATCAACGCGTATAAAAACTTCAGTTGACAATATAATGAGAGATGGTAAAATTGATCAATATGATATTCCAGAAATTCTTTTTGTAATAACGGACATTATGAATAATAGTAGTGTGGTTAATACAAACTTAAGTTCTGATAATTTAGCATCTTTAATAAAAGAATTGTATAAATTTATTGAAAAACAATATAATTTAGTACCTGATGAAAGTCAAAAAGCTAGCTTTGATCGATTAATTAATTCATGCATTAAATTAATTTTATTTCAACCAAAAGTAAAAACTGCAGTAACAAATTGTTTTAGACTATAATAGTTATTTGATATTTTTAACAAGATAATTTACACCATTGAAGAATTAAAATAGAACTATCTTGGTGTATTGATATATCTACATATATAGTAACCAGGACAATCATAATATATTTTTTTACCTTTTTTATCTAACATCAAATGACACTCTCTATGTGTATCTAATTCATTATCTTTGTGTATATTTTTTGTTCCACAATGAGGACAGATTACAGCAACAAAAGGATAATTAGAAGTCTCTTCATTCCACCAAGCGATTTCTTGTTTTAATTTATTCCATTCTTCATCAGTTCCTGTAAATTTAGGTTTACTTGGTCCAAAACGAAAATCCATTATATATTTAATAAAATAATTTATTTAAGTTATTTATGTCCCATTTTAAATCTTCAAGGGTGTAAATGAATTTAAACGAATATATATATTTTTATATATACGTTTAAATTATATATGAGTGGATTATTAATTGTTGGATTATTATTTTTACTTACCTTTTTGATTGAAAAAACTACAAATTTGAAACCTACTATCAATTATAATAATAAATTTGAATACATACCTATAATAACAGCTAATATTTATGCTGATCTATTTATCATTTTTTTTACCTTCGCAAAAATTTATATCAAAATCGATTCTTTAGAAGGATGGTATAAAAAATATAGATTGTCTGCTATGATTGCAGATATATTGATTGGTGTTTTATATATCTTATTAGGAAGATATCTAGTTTATAAAAGTGGTTTAGAGATTGGTCTCACAGCATTTGCTGGTATATGTGTATTCATACAAATAATCTTTGACTTTCTGTTTTATATTTTCTTTACTATTGTTCCTAAGGGCTCAAATGATATGTTAGATCATTTCAAAGGTTATTCAAAAGAAGCGGGTGCTGGTGCTTTATTAGGAGATAGTTTTCTAGTAATAATGGCTGTTATAATAAGTGCTTTATTAAACCAAAGAAGTTATGATACTAATATTGTGTTTTTAATTATCAGTATTTACTTGACGCCTTATTTTATTTATATGAAAGATTAACATTAAATGTGAAATAAATTAAATTAAAATATTATATTATGTATTTAATAGATAATATAATTGATTCCTTCAAAAACAAAGACATAGACATAGAATCATATAATTCCTGTTTTTATTCCAGTTTTGTCTTTTTACTCAACGTATCTGTTGCATTGTATTATGGCTATTATGTATATGCTGGATTATTTTTCACCCTTTTAATCACATCATTATTTCAACATTCGCATTACACTTTTTTAACAACAGTTATCGATAAAATTTTTATTTTTTCTGTTTCGCTTTACGGTGGGTATATTTTTTACAATAAATTGGTTGAATATTTAAACAGTGAAGAAACATTAAATACAATGCATTATATAATATCATTTTTTATCATTTTTACATTTTTATCAACTATTGTTCTATATTATTATGGCTATTTTTTTAAATGCTTTTGCTACTGTGAAGACCCATTGCAAGCAAATTTGTTTCACTCTTTTATGCACTGTGTCGGATCTTTCGGACATTGTTGCATTGTGCTTCTATAATTTGACTACTTCATTTTATGTGTATTATAATATAGATAAAATGAAGGCAGAATAGTATCCGTTAAAGTTTTGATGCTCTTTCTAAATCGCAATAAGCATATTTAACAACGGATGACAACGAAAACGAACGCCAAAATTTGCTCTCGTTTTTTCTGTGAAAAATGTGAATACAAAACCAATAAGAAAAGTAGTTTTGATGCACATTTATTAAGCTTTAAGCATAATTTGACAACGCCGTTGTTGCCTATATGCCTAAAACTTTTAATGATAAACCTTGATTTATTTCAAATAATAGCTTATTTAAGAAACGAATAAGACCGTTCAGGAAACTTATAAGATTATTATAAAATATACATTTAAAGGTTTTATATATAAATAGTTATGCCTAAAGTTGAAATAGATTATTCTAATACTATTATTTACAAAATTGTTTGCAAAGATCCTTCTATAAAAGATGTGTATGTAGGTCATACTATAAATTTTGTGCAAAGAAAATATGCTCACAAACAAACTTGCAATAATATTAATTCGCCTTGTTACAATTTAAAATTATATAAAACTATAAGAGAAAATGGTAATTGGTCTAATTGGGATATGTCAATTGTAAATTTTTATAATTGTAAAAATAGTTTAGAAGCTAGACAAAAAGAACAAGAATATTATATTTTATTGGGAGCAACTTTAAATAGTATTGAACCATCGCCGTCTAGTAAGATATCTTCTAAAATAGTTAATAATGTATTAAATACTAAATATGAATGCAAATTATGCAAATATTATACAAATAAAAAATGTAATTATGATCAACATATTTTATCTTTAAAACATATAACATCTGTAACTAGAAATACTATTTCAAGTCAAACAAGAAATATATCATTGATTACAAAAAAATTTATATGCAATAATTGTGGTCATAACTATGATAGCAGAAGTGGATTATGGAAACATTTATCTAAATGCAATCAATATAAATATTCAAATAACGTAAATGATACAACTCAATTGACTAACATGGTTATAAATCTAACTCAACAAAATCAAGAACTAAGTAAAAAAATAATTGATATGTCTAAAAACATTTTTGAATGGCAGAAACACAATCCTGATTATAATGATCCAGATTCAAAACAAAATGATCAATACAATCAAATAATTTGTGAAACAATGTCTGGCAGCTGCAAGGAAGAACAAATGCAAAATTACGATAAAATCGTAAAAAACATATCCAAACAGGTCATTATAGAAAAGGAATAGTTGTTAGTTGTAAAATGTTAGTTGTTAGTTGTAATATATATTAGTTTATTGTAATATATATTAATTTGTTCAGTATAATAAATGGAGTTATTTGCTTTAGAGAATAGAAAAAAATACACAAAAATAATTATCGATAAAGTTTCTGGTTGGTTATTGCAGTTAACTAACAACAATTTCATTGCAGCAAGTATCCTAGTATTTTTTCATAGCCTTTTCATATTATTTATAGTATGCAATTTAATCGACAAAGATGTTAGTATGTATTATCATATTTACACCTTTATTTGGATGATGATCATTTATTTAAATTACTACTTTCACGGTTGCATTTTAGCACGAATTGAAAAACATCTTTTTCAAAATGATTTGTGGTCAGGACCCGTTAACTTAGCATTATTTCCCATACATTTATTTTACACACCTAACAAAGATATATTAAATTCATATATTAAATACTTTTGGTGTGCACCTGTAAGCACATTAATTGTTTTTAAATATTTATTTTCTGATACTATTGGTAACAGATTAATTGGATTAATTCTTTTTACTATTTTTGCACCTCTTTTATTCATTTATAGTCAAGGCAACATCTTTGCGTATATTGAACATCTATATAGCAAGTTATTTGCCGTTGAATATATTTTATCATCCTAATAATGTGAATTTTTCACCTGGTGCTGCCGTATATGCATTATAAAAAAAGTAAATTGTGATTATTAAAAAGGTAAATGCGCAACCATATTGCAGCTTTTTATTGTCATATGATTTATTTATCAAAGATCCAAAATAGGCCGCAATAAAATACGAAATAAATAATATAGTACCTACAGTATAATCTACTTGTTTTCGCTTGCCATATTCAATAACAGCTAATAACGAAACCGGAGGCAATAACGAAAACAAAATGGTACCAACTGCGGTCTTATAATCTGGCACAATTTTTAGCAAAATAACGCCGGGAAGCATCACAAATGAACCACCTAGGCCAAATGCGCCACCTAATATACCGGAAAGAGCGCCAACTAAAAATGCATATATTAGCCTTAATTCCATCATAAATATAATATACTATAGAATTATATTATATTTCAATAATCATACAACATTAAATTTATATTATATTGTATCATTTTCCATAACTTAAAATGCTGTGAATAACAACAGATTGATTACACGCTGATAATAAATGAAACATCATGTGATATTTCCACCAAATATCATTATTTGTATCTATATTTTCCTCTAAATTTTTATTTTTATTTTCAGAATTCTTATTTGACATGTAATAGAAATACCCTATACCAACTAATCCAGAATAACCACAAATAATATGAGGAATTTTATTAATATGTTTTATTCCACTAACAACAAAAATTGCAAATGATAGTTTTGAAAAAATACGATCCATTATTCTTCTCCACGAATAATTAGCATTTCTCCAATAGTTTACGCTTATTAATGAAGTTAATCCTGTAACGCCCGATAAAAAAAGTCTATTATTTTTATAACTATATGCACACGGTATCAAAAAAAACAATGATGAACCTACTACCCATCGGGTTTGCTTCCAAGGCGCAACATATCTATTCGGATCTATTGTTTTTATCTCTATTATGTTATTTATTGTAGCTATATCTAACAAGTTATATAATGTTGTAAAATTGACTGGAATTGGTGGCATTATTATTCAGTTATGTTATTTATATTATGTAATGCAATTTTTATATTATTTGTGTTATATAATTTATTGTTTTTCTGTCGTTTGCATCTATCTCTAAAATATTACATCTATGGCAGATTTCCTGGATTTGTTGCACGCGGCACGTTGTTACCCAAATTTTGCGGTTTTGGACCCCAGATATTTAAAGTTTTATTTGTAATTGGAATTTTCCAAAAGCTAATCCAGTCTGGTTGGTTTTCAAGTGGTTCAATTAATCCCATTTTTGCATCCGGCGCCGTTGCCAATACAATGTATTTCGCTAAAATAAAATTGCCTTGGAATATTTGCTGAGGCGACATACGTGCAAACCATTCAAACTTTCTGCGGCTAAGAATTTGATCCGCTGGGATCCAAATGCCATACATCTTTGGATAAAAATGAATATAGTCTTCACTCAACAATGTATCTACTGTAACAGGCTCTTCATCCACCGTTTTGGTGCCAACATCGGTTCCTGGTATCAATCTTAATCGTTTTAAAGAAATTCTTTTATTGCACCATCTATCAAAATCACCTAGAAATTTACTTTGTGCTGTATAATCGTCTGAAACTATTCGCTGCATAAAATCAATATACTCATTCAATACAGGATTATTCTTTTTTGCACCCATAAAGCTTGCATCACAATAAAATAAATCTGTTGTAGACGTAATATTCGTATTAACGTTTTCACACACGAACATCGTGTCGCCATTTGTGCCCTTTTCATAAAGCCCGATTAGATCTCGAGCACATAAGAACGAAATAGGCACATTTACGCCACCGTAATTGTATATTAGCTTAGCCATAGCTAGCTGACGAATATTGGCTAATAATGGATCCGATATTAAGGACAAATCAATATTCCATCCGGGTATTAAATTGGCGAACGATTTGTCGTCAATAATGCAAATGTAAAAGGATTGATCACATTGCTTGATGATACTTCTAACAGTTAAATACAAATATGGCTGATTTAATTCGAATGAACTGCGAGAGCCAAAACTGAGCCAATCACGTGCGTTATATTCATGAGGAACGTGGATCCATAATATTGGTTTTTTACTCTTGGCTAAAGATGATTCGTTTAGCAAATACTTTTTCATTTCTTCATAACTATCTCCTGGAATAATTAATGATTGTTTCTCACAGTACTTCTGATAAAGTATTCCTAATGCAATAATAATTATGGCCAAAATAATATAATTAGCAACTAACATATATTATATTATTATATTTTTTCTTTTATTTGTAAAACACGTATTATAAAACTTCTGATAAATATTTATATTTAGAAATAATTAATATTAATATTTATTTAACAATAATTTAATTTATTTTCTAAAAATAATATATAAATGGCTACTACTTTGTCTGCTCGTCAATATTACCGAAAGCGCGTTAAGGGATCTATGTGCACCGGAAAGCCTGCCAAGTCTTGCCGCAAGATAAAGTCATGCAAGAACACGAGACGTTCTGCCAAGAGACGCGAATTTTGCCGCAAGCGCACAAATACTCGTCGCAGTCGTTAAATACAAAATCCTAGCGTTAAATACAAAATCCTAGGGTTAAATACAAAATCCTAGGGTTAAATACAAAATCCTAGCGTTAAATACAAAATCCTAGCGTTAAATACAAAATCCTAGGGTTAAATACAAAATCCTAGGGTTAAATACAAAATCCTAGGGTTAAATACAAAATCCTAGGGTTAAATAAAAATAAAATAAAAAATAATTTATATAAGTTACTGCGTAATAATTTATATAACATATTTAAGAAATTATGCCAGTAATAACTAATAAGATAATTGTTAATATACAAGCAACTAAGAAAGTGACACCTATACGAGCTAGTTGATAAAGTTGTATTTTATATTGCACTTCATTTTGCTGTGCCGAGTGTATTCCATTAAGTGCAAATACTTGTTTTATTTCTTGTTTTGCATGTTGTTTCATAATACGTCGATTTACCTTTTCTTCTTCGGTTAGCTCTGGTCGTATAGGCTGAGTCTGATTATTAAAATCACAGCTACATTTTAAAGCATCTGTCAAATATTTTTGTTGGTTTTCGTCTATCTCTCCATCATTAAATTTATCATTGATATTAAGTAGCTCTAATAGATTACATTCACACGTTTCTAAAGATTCTTCATCTTTTTTTGAAGATAGACGATCATTCGGAGGCTTGTTTGCGTCACTATATTCATTCAAGCACTCCAATAGTAACTCGCTATACTGATCTCTTTCTAAGTCACCAACCATACAATAAACGTCGCCTACAATTCGCTCTACTGTTTTTACAAATCCTATCACATATTCTGATTTTACTGTGCCGACCATATTTCCAGTCGAAAAGTCACATATTGTATGCTCATCTGTTTTATTCATTTGCGATCCATAATGTTCCCATTTTTCACAAAAGTGTAAATTTTTTTTATAAGGATTGCAAACTTTTACCATTCGGCACATATTTGTGTAATCGTTTATCTGGATGAAGCCGGAGTTAACCCATTTTTGCTCCTTGTTGTAAATCATTATCGCCTGTCTAAAATATTTTTCACAAGTTAATCTTTCTCTCCCTTTTTCATAATATTGTTCCCTGTATATTTTATTAGGGATAACCGATAAATTAATTTTTAAGTCAAGATCCATTTTGAATATGTTGTTTTATGTTTATATATTTCATTTATTTTGGTAAAATAAATTCAATTTTTTAATATTTTGATACTTATATATTTATATTAGACGGAATAGATTATATATTAAATATTAAAGATTATTATTTAATATATATAATAAACAAATTTATAATATGACCAATACCAATCACAAAGTAACATTAAATACATTATTATCATTTGTTCCTAAAAATGAAGAGGAAGCTAATATTTTCAACATTGATAAGACTATTCTGACGCAATATCATAACGAAGTAATACAATCGCTAAA